CAACTGCTTCAACTCGACTCAACGCAGTAGCGTTTCGCAGGTTAAGCAAATGTTAGCCAGAAGGAGAAACGCATGAGCGATAAACCGCGAGAGGTCATAGGCTATCTTTGCGGCCCGCATATATACGAGTACAAGGGCATTGTGTTCGAGTACTCAATATACGGAGGCCCGTGGCCATTGAAGAAAGACGGCGAACAGAAGAAACTTGCGGGGCGTAGGTTCTTTCGCCTGGCCCATGAGTTTTTCAAGCTCCCCGAGAGCGAGCAAGAGAAGTACCGTATCGGCGGTGGGTGTAGGAGGATAGTCGCAAATGCCTGATATTCAAAAGTGTTCCGGCGCAAAAGACGGCGATACCTGTTCTATCCGTGAGTCGTGCTGGAGGTACAAGGCCCGCGATTCTTACAACCAGGCATACGGCCCGCCCATTGGAGACTTCAAGCCGGAAACCGGGTGCGATGGGTTCATGTCCGAGGAGCTATTTTGACCTATCGATACCGGAACCCCTGGGCAAAGGACTGTTGGCCCCAGGAGTACGTCCGCACCTGCCCGCCGCCGGTCGAGTACGCCTGCTGCCAGCTCTACCACGTCTTCCCTAAACAATGGGATACCGTAAAGGCTGGCGTGTGCATCGCGCAACGTGTCGGCCTTGAAGGCGCGAAGGAAGCCGCCGACCTGGTAGCCGATCTCCAGAATCCGACGTATCGGGACGTATGGGATCGTCAATGGAACCGTCAGGAAAATGATACATATTCCTGACAAATTGCATCGTAACAAATAGCCTGTTACGATGCAGAAATCGTGTTAGTCCCTTGACAAACTTTTCGTTTTATGTTAGGGTCTAAGAGTCAACTAACTGGCGGAAGTTGACAAAGCGCCTTGTACTGGGCGATAATCAAGAGGCTTTTACCATCCCAGGGCGTGAGTACACGCGCCCGAACGCCCGCCAGCGGGGATGGTAGAAGCCTTTTCTATTTTACGGGGAATACATGGAAACAACAGACATTAAAGTCTTTTCGTTCGATTCTTTCGATGACGTGCGCGTGTTTATGAATGGAGATAGTCCGTGGTGGGCCGCAAAGGATATTGCCTTTATTCTTGGCTATTCTGACACCGAGGCAATGACTCGAAGAATTGACGCAGAAGACAAAGAAAGCTGTACCGACAACTCGTCGGGTCAGGGTCGATCAATAACCGTGATAAACGAATCCGGGCTATATACCGCAATACTGTCAAGCCAAAAACAAGAGGCAAAGAAATTCAAGCGATGGATAACAGAAACGGTATTGCCGTCTATCCGAAAGAACGGCGGGTATCTTTCCGCTACGATTGACTTCTCGGATCCTGAAAATCTACAAAAAGTCTTCGACGCATGGAAAGAAGAAAGAGCCAAACGTATCGCCGCCGAGACAAGGGTGTCTCGTCTTGTCCACAACAATCGAACATACACAACCGGCGAGATTGCCAAAGAGCTTGGCATGAGATCGGCGCAAGAGCTAAACGAGACGCTACACGTCATGGGCGTTATATATAAAGACGCTCGCGGTGTATGGTTATTGTATTCAGAATATGCTAGTCGTGGGTTCCAGAATATCAAACAACGCGAAGTAAATGGCGCGACAAGATACTACGCCGAGTGGACTGGGGTTGGACGGGATTGGCTTATTGGTATATTTTCAAAGGCGGTGAAGGCATGAATTGGTTTCAACACGATGCAGACTCGACGCAAGACGCCAAGATCAAAAAGCTACTTATTCGCCACGGAGCAATTGGATATGCCGTATACTTCCATTGCCTTGAGCTTATCATAGGCGATATATGCGAAACTAATATAACATTTGAGCTTGAGCATGACTCCGAGATCATAGCCGACAACCTAAAGATAGTAGGTACAGGGGACAAGTCGGGTAGGGACATAGTAGAGGAGATCATGCGTACCATTGTTGACCTTGGGCTTTTTACAAACGAAAACGGGCACATATTTTGCTTTAAGTTGTTGAAGCGCATAAACTTATCAATGACGTCAAACAAGGCGCTAAGGGATGCTATCGCTATAGCCAAGGAGAAAAATCATGATAGTATCATGACGCATCATGATGATATCATGATACCTACCTACCTACCTACCAACCCACCTACCTACCAACAAGGCGAGCAACCAGAAAAGAGGGTGCCAACTCTACAAGAGATAACCGACTACATCATAGCCAAGCAATTAGTCATAAACCCTAACGACTTCTTGACCTACTACGAAAACACTGGGTGGAAAGATCGGGACGGCAACCCTGTCAAAAACTGGAAAAACAAGCTAATCCAGTGGAACAAGCGGGAGATTGACAAAAGACCAGGAGCCAAGCCATATTCACCACCCGTGCGCCAGACACAAGACGTCGCCCGCTGTTCCTGCGGCGGGGATATATCCTATGGCTTGTGTAAGGCTTGCGGCAAGATGTACGACGGCCTGGGGGTGGAGTTGTGAAGTACGCCGACGTCGAACTAGAAAAGGCCGTGCTTGGCTGTATGCTTGTGGATAACTCGGTTATCGTGAACGTTGCCAACTTCCTGCAGGACGCCGACTTCTCGCAGGAAACCAACCGCAAGATATACGCGGCCATTCTCAAACTAAACGGCGAGAAACGGCCCGCCGATATAGTCGCCCTGGCGTCGATGAACCTGGGGAACCCGGCCTATATCTCGACGCTTACCGACGTTGTGCCGACTGGTTCGAATTGGGACTTTTACGCGCGGAAAGTGAAGAACCTCGCCTTATGCCGCCGCTTTGCCGAGATCGTTCGGGCCGACATAAGCGAGGAAACCGCGCTTGACGTTATCGGGGACACGGCGCGGCAGATGCTGGCGCTTGCAGATCGTTCCGGGGCCTCGACGAAAGTTAAAACGCTACGGGACGTCATGCCCGCGATCTGCGACCGGATGACCGAGGCGATGAAGCACAAGGGGGAGCTTTGGGGACTGGATACCGGATTCAATAACCTGAATGAGTATCTTTGCGGATTTCAGCCCGAGTATATAATCATCGGGGCGCGGCCCTCCATCGGCAAGTCGGCATTCGGTATGAACATGGCCGTGAACATGGCGAAGAAGGGACACAAGGGCGTGTACTTCCAGCTCGAAATGACCGACGAGGCTATGGCGTTTCGGGCGATCTCCAGCGAGTCGGGAATCAACATGAAGATGATAAAGGGCGGGTTTGTCGATTCTGGAAAGCCGCTCCAGCGCGTGATGAACGCGATGGACCTGCTCGCCGGGCTTCCGCTGGCAATCGAGGACGGCATGAGTGATATTCACGACATCGCCGCCAGAATCCGCTACCTTGTCCGGTGCGAGGGGTACGAGTGGGCCATGATAGACCACCTCTCGATTGTGCGGACCAGAAACAACAAGGTCCCGCGCTACGAACAGCACACGGAAATATCGGGCATCATTCGGGACTTGCGCAAAGAGCTACGAATCCCGATAATCTGCCTTGCGCAGTTGGGGCGCGGAACTGAAGGCAAGGCCCCGTCGTTGGCAGACCTACGCGAGACGGGGAGCTATGAGCAAGACGCCGACACCGTCATGTTCCTGCACCGCGACCGTGCCGATGACAAGGGCGTCACCTCGATACCGACCGACCTAATTATAGCGAAGCAACGGGATGGGGCTTGTGGGGTGGCAAAGCTAGTATTCTTGCCACAGGTTATCGCGTTTAAGGACGCGGCGAACGAAGGGGGGAAGGAATGAGAGAGATTGAGTTTAGGGCGTGGGATGAACGGGGGAAAGAGTATTATACCGAAAGCGCCGTTGCTGTTAACGAGTGCGGTGTTATAAAGTTTTTACCGGACGCGGGTAGGTGGGTGGATACGGCATTTATTCCAGAGCAATTCACCGGCCTCCGCGACGAGAACGGGAAAAAAATTTTCGAGGGAGACGTACTTTCGTGGAAAAACGCCCTGGCATGAAGGACGGCGTTGCCTCGGTTTTCTGGCATGAAACGCAGGGCGCTTGGTTCATAGAGGACGAAGTGGGGGACGTTTACGACAGCATCTATAACGTAACTGGATATTGTACCGTTATCGGAAACATTCACGAGGCCGTAAAATGACGATTGACACCATAGCCCCGCTCTACGGCCCCGCGCAGGGGGAGAAATCTTGCTTGTCGTGCTATATGTCAAAACCCCATCTCTCTCGCGGCCTTCTTTGCCTCTACTACGATCTGCCGACAAGCCGTGAGAAGCGGTGCGGATTCTGGGGAGCAATCGACGGGCCGAAAGAGACGGAATCCGGCGAGCAATATTTATTCGGATTGGGGCTTGACGGGAAATGAAGGCGGGTCTATACTAAAGGCGTAAGGGTAGCGCCCGTGTCCAGAATGCTCCAAAGGCGTGAAGCCCTGCCCGCTCTGCAAAGGCAAGAAGAAGCTCGTGCTTCGGGAGGTGTGAGATGGCGGTAACTCTGTTTGACGGCGTTTCCTTGTCCCTTGAGGTATCGGATTCGTCATTCATCGCCCGTGTAGAAAAGGACGGCGCGATTGTATCCGAAACGGTCGCCCGTACTGCAAGAATAGCTATAAACCTCGCTGTGCGCAAGATCGAGGCTATGGCTGTGGAGGCTTTAAATGATCGTTGCGACGCCTAGCTACATCATCACCTATCAAGCGATCAACCCCAAGGGCCAGAAAGAAGACGGCGTCATGCTTTCCCCGGTTCAAGACCTCGCGCCGGTTTTACTCCGCGCCGGGTACAAGAGCGTCGAGATAATCGAGGTGCGGACGCGATGATTTGCTCGAAGCCCGACTGTCGCCTTGCTGGGGTGGATCAACCGCCCGAGGCATTTCGCCCCAAGACGCGGATTTGCAAAGACTGTCTAAGAAGGTACAAGAAGGCGTACTATGAAGCGAATCGCGAGCGCATTCAGGCCGAGCGGAAATGGATACCGGACGACGACCCAGAGGACGACTTGAGGCCGATTTCCGGGGAAGCTGATTGGGCGAGGATTACCCGTTGACAAACATCGCCGGGTGTAGTACGCTAGAGTAAAGGAGCAATGGATGTTGAAGTTTATTAGGATTCATGGTGTAAACGTAGACCTGGAGGACGTGCGGGCGCTTTCGGACGAAGAGCTGGAAGACGCGTACTTCGACCTCAAGAGCGAGCAGATAAACGTCAATTCCCGCCTGGACGACCTACGAATTGACGACAACTACGACAAGGTGCGGGAATCTGGCCTCAAGAGCGCTTCAAGGCATATTCACCTGGGGATCGAGTTTGTCGCCAGCCTTCGCCGCCAGAGGAAAGACCGGGTAAGCGATAGGTTTATGACGAAGGCCCGCGAGGTTCTCGACGCCGACACCTTCGACCGCGTATACGAGGCAGTCCGATGACCAACATTGTGTTCATCATCTTGGGCGGGGTATTCTTCCTCGTCTATGCCGCTTCCTGCATTCTGGAGGACATTAAGCGTGCGAAGAATCAAAAAGGGGACAGCGGCGAAAGAGACGTGTTGGAGGAACTTTTCCCGGTACATTCGTCTACGGGATGCACTCTCGACGACTGGCACCCTGACCCATGCCAAGTGCATTACTTGCGGGCGTATTTTGCCAATCGAGCAACTACAGGCGGGGCACATGATTCCGGGCAGGACGAACGGGATACTATTCGATGAGACTATCACCCATGCCCAGTGCGACGACTGTAACGCGCAGGGCAAGGGGAACGGGGAGAAGCAGAAGTATAAGGCCGTCATGGTTGCGAAACACGGCGAAGCCTGGTACGATATGAAGCTACAGGCGCGGCGGACTCCGACCCAGTTGGACGACTTCGCGCTACGGCTTATGAATAGCGAATGGCTGGCAAGAATCAAGAAGCTGAAAAGCGACTATCTTGACCTTGACAGGAATTGATAAGCGCATGATGCTGGGGTCTACTGGATGGCTACCAGAGGCCGAGACATGGTTGCGCCACGCAATCCTAATCGGGTTCGATTCCCGATGCGCGCAAAAGGTTGCCAGACCTTAAAACTGGATTGCGGCCCTAGTGGTCGCCCCCGGTTGCCGGAACCTACCAAAACCGGATGGAAGCGAGGCCGCAAGCAGGCGGTCAAAGGGCGCTAAAGGCAACGCCGCCCATGCGTGGGAGAATGTCGCAATCCGGGTCGCGCCGGACGCTTCCAATACCGGGAAACCGGAAAGGAGAAACGGATGATTAAAGCGATCTTAAAGGCTTTCGGAAAAGCGGCGCAATGTTTTGCGCAAGAACTCAAAACGCAGGGCAAAAGCCCGCGCCGATTTGAGATTCCGTCCGACAAAATGCAGGAGTTTGTCGATAATATCGACGACAACTCAAAAGCTGGGCAGTATAAACGATGGGCTCGCATTGCCGAGTTATTCCCCGAGACAAGGGAAGGGGTTTGGGGGCTGGATACCTCAAATGCGATCCGATACTATGTCGAGGAGGTCCTTCGATGAAGTACCCAAAAGGTGATTATCGCAACCACGGCCCCCTCAAATCCCGGCCCCTGACCCGTAACCATCTCGGCGCGCGCCAGGGATACCCCGAGCCCGCTTCCGGCCCGAACAGGAAGGCTCGCCGCTTCCAGGCGTCTTTTTCCCGTTATCGCCTCGCGATCAAGGGAAAGCCTGGGGCAAAGCTGATCCGCGCCATGTTCCGCGCCCAGGGAGTACAGAAAACCATCCTCCTCATGCACGGCTACAATCGCGGCGTCAAGAAGCACCCCGGATACCCCACGATGGGCAACTACGACCGAACGGGCGGGCGGCTAGCCAGCCCGAGGAGGTAGCAAAAAGCCCGGTCAGCCCCGCTTGGCTAACTCCCGGTCCGGCGGGGCTTTTATAAATAACACTCCTTGACAAATACATAACAACCTGTTATACTTCCCTATATGACAATCGACGTGTGTGGTAAGCCGTTTAACGTCGTTTACCGCGAACCGATAGGGAGAACAGACGACAATTGCGGCGAGTCCGACTGCAAGGCCGCTGTGATAACCCTAGACAAGACGATGCCCGCCCTTATGCGTGATTCTACCCTCATCCACGAGTGGCTCCACGCTGTCCTTACGTCAAACGCCATAGAACACCCCGAAACCCTCGTAGCCGTCCTTGAGAATGAGCTATACCGCGCCGGATTCCGGGTAAAGGTTGGGAAGTAATGGCAGGACGCCCTGCAATCAATGATCCAAACGACGCCGACGCCATACAGGCAAAGATAGACGCCTACTTCGACGAGTGTACCGATAAAGAGAAACGCCCAACCTTTTGCGGCCTTGCCCTTGCGCTTGGCTATGCTTCAAGGCAAGAGATATGGGAGCATTCGCGCAGGGAAGAGGCCATATCCTTACCCATTAAAAAAGCACTGCTACGCATAGAGTGTGCCTATGAAGAGGCCCTTTCAAACAGCACTTGCACCGGAGCCATATTCGCATTAAAGAATAGGGGATGGAAGGACAAGAACGAGACGGAGATAACCGGCAAGGACGGCGGGATACTGGAGATTACGGTAGTTGGCGAAAATAAGCCTAAATAAGACCTATTCCCAGCTCGCCACTCCTTCCATGACTCTCCGCGAGGATTGCAGATACTTCGAGGTCTACGGTGGGAGAAGAAGCGCGAAATCGCACGAGGTTGCGGCTATTTTGGGGATAACGGCGGCGACACAACCGGGCCACTTCATCCCCGTTATTCGTAAGGTTGGGGCCACGATCAAGGACTCGGTTTTTGCCGAGTACCTTTCCTTCTTTGCAAGTGCTGGTATTGTACATTCTGTCAATAAGACTGACAAAGAGATACAGCTACAGAACGGGTCAAGGATTAGGGGCTTTGGCCTGGACGACGCGGAAAAGCTAAAGTCGCTCAAGGGTGCGACGATTATACACGTCGAGGAAGCGAACGAGATTAGTGAGGACGACTTTGACTCGATAGACGCGGGGCTTTCGCCTACCAACTATCCGGGGCGAATCGTCCTAACCCACAACCCGGTGCCGCAGATACCGGGGTCAATGCACTGGATACAGCGCCGATTCCTTCAATGCGAGCATGAGCTATCGAAGGCTAAAGAGATAGAACTGCCTGGCGGGAAAGCCCTGGTTTTGAGAACCTGGTACAAGGACAACGCCTTTTGCCCAGAATCAACCAGGAAGGTGCTAGAGGGGTACAAGGAAACAAACCCAGAGAAGTACAAGCTCTGGGCGCTTGGCGAGTTCACGAAAATGGAGGGCGCGGTATTCAACCGGTGGGACGTGGTGTTAAAAGTCCCCGAGGAAGTCGCGCCGGTTTCGATAGGTGTGGGGCTTGACTTTGGCTTTTCAAATGACCCGAGCGCAGGGTGCCGGGTTTGGATACGCGGGAATGACCTATGGGCAAAGCTCCTTGTCTATAAGACGGGGCTTTCTAACCAGATGCTTTACGACGAGCTAAAAGGCGCTGGCGTAACAGACCGGGACATAATCAGCGCAGACTCTGCGCGGCCTGACATTATCGACGATCTATACCGTAAGGGGTTTAGGGGTATTCGCGGGGTCAAGAAGCGGGCCAACTACAAAGAGGACATAGCTACCAGGCTTCAAGACTACAACATCCATTTGATCGAGGGCGATACCGACGCGATAAAAGAGATTAGCACCTATTCGTGGGCCAGGGATAAAAACGGCAAGCAACTTGCGAAGCTACAGGATGGCGACGACCATTTTATAGACTCTTTGATAATGGCTATGGCAGAATACTGGGGCGACACATATATGCACGTCCCCGAAGTCTCATTTGCCGGGATACTGTGAGGAATACCATGGACGCGAAAACGCTTGATAGGATTTACGGATACGTTTGTGCAAGGCGCGGGCTATACCACTCAAACGCCGCCTATGTACTCGGGAAGAACCCCACGACGCTTGAGACGCCGAAAGCCGGGGAGCCGGACAATCGTATACCGATTCCTCTGGCGAAACAGACGGTTGACGATATGGTTGGATACGCCGGGCGTGGTATTACTGTCTCGTTCCTGCCCGTAGCCAACGAGCCGACCGAGGCAGAGATTGCCAACGCGAAGGCGTATGAGGCGATAGCGTCCGAATGGATGGACTACAATTCCGATTCGCTCGATACCGAGGAGCTATACCGCGAGGCGCTTTCCCAGGGCAAGGCGTATCAAGTATGGTGGGCGAGCGCGGCCACTGACACGGGGTTCCCGCTTAGGCCGGAATACAAGATGGTTTCCGGGGATAGCGTCTTCGTCAAGTGGTCGAATGATATTAAGCCGGTTAAGGAATACGCCGTCCGGTTCTGGAACGATGGCGACGGGCTTAACCAAGACGACGAGTATATCTACGCAACGATCTACTACCCGCGCATTTCCGAGACTTGGCGCGGCTCGGGCGGGAAGTGGGAACAGCTCGCCGCCCTGACTGTCGAGCATCCCTACAACACTGTCCCGGTTATCGAGTACGCGGCGAATAAAACGAAAACACCGATATTCGAGGCCGAGAAGTACCTGATCGACGCCTTGGACAAACTGGTAGGGAAGTCGCTAAACGAGGTTGACCGATTCAACGCCCTCGTGCTTCTTTTACCGTCCCTTGCCACGCCAGAGATGAAGGCAAAACTCGCCGAGATGCGCGTGCTGGACGATCTCGCCCGGTTCGAGCATTGGCCCGAGTTCCTCGGAAAGAACCTTGACGGCGTTACCGAGTTTTATAAGTGGATGCAGGACTTCATCGAGAAATCATACCGAAAGTCTATCAAAGTCCCCGATATGACGGATGCCACCTTTGGTGGCTCCGATGAATCCGGCGTCTCCCGCGCCTTCAAGATGCTTGGCATGGAGTTTGTCGCCTCTGGCATTGAGGCATACTTCACAAAGGGGCTCTATGAAAAGAAGGGCCTATTTGATGACGTTATCGCGGCGGGTACTAGCGGAATCAATACCCAGGCCGTTACTATTGAGGCGCGGATGAAGCGCAATCTCCCCGTTGCCGAGATGGACAAGCTCCAGATAGCAACGATGATGCAGGCGCTGGGCCTGTCAGATGAAGCAATCCTAAACGTTCTTCCCTCGACGGTTATCGCCGACGTTGACAAGGAGCTGGCCCGGATGAAGGAAGCCGCCGCCGAGCGCGTTAGCCTCTTTACTGCGCAAGCCGAGCAATCTAACGAAGACGACGAGGACGCTAGCGCCGAATGACCTTCAACGAGGTTTGCAAGAAGGCTATAACCCTCACCGAGAAAGAGGCTGACGCTTCCGGAGCTCGGGTACTGGCTGAATACGAGTCAGCCCTTGCCGAGATGGACACGGCCCTGAAAGACCTCTACGCCAGGCTTGCCGGAGTCGACCCGATTGATTACTACGCCGAGGCCGCGAAATACGGGCGGCTCACGGGACTGATCGACCAGCTCCAGGCGCAGTACTTAGCAATGGCTAAGAAGGTCGGCGTGGCAACGAAACTAGCCGCCGAGCGAGCAATAAACAATAGCTACTACCGGAACACCTACGCCCTGAATTGGGCCGCGCCAAAGCGTGTGTTCGCCATTCTTGACCCAAACGTTGTGGGCCTTTCCGTATATGGGACGCAAGACTATTGGGACGCGATAAAGGACACCAAGACGTTTGGGCCTGCTGTCAACTACACCCCGAAAAGCGGGACGCTCCTTGAGCAACTGCTTGTCAAGCGCAACCCCGCCGTACTCGCGTCTATCGAGACAACGGTGCGGGCTGGACTCATGCGCGGGGATTCATACGTCAAGGTAGCTAAGGCGATCCAGGTCGTGATGGAAACCGATGCCGCCAGCGCTTTACGGATTGCGCAAACAGAGACACACCGGAACATGATGGCCGGTCAATACGCGGCGGAAAAGGCGGCGCAGGCTAAGGGCGTCAAGGCTCGAAGAATGTGGGTTGCTTCGCTTGACGACAAAACCAGGCAGACCCACGCCTCGCTAGACGGGAAGTATGAGGACGATGATGGCTACTTTCATTCTGGCGGCTACAAAGCTATCGCGCCAGGGCATTTCGGGGTTGCGTCCCTCGATATAAACTGCCGGTGTTCCGCTGTTCTTGTGGTCGAAGATACACCGCCAGAGCTACGGCGCGGGCGCGACCCGGCTACCGGGAAAACCGATATTATAAGCTGGACGAGCTTTGACAACTGGGCGAAAGACAACGGCATGGTATGGAGAAAGGGAAAATTAGTAAAGGCTTGACAAACTACCACAGTTTGTGGTACAATATGGGAAAGTTAGAGTACGGGCAATCTGTCCATGCCCTAGCTTCCCGCCATCTTATCAATCTACCCGGAAACCTGGGTGGAGGAAACCAATGAGCATTGAGAAACTCACCGAATGGACTCGCGCCAACGTGCGTGAGGGTGCCAACCTTGCAGAGTTCGAGGAACTCGCAAGCGGCTTGAAGTTGCCGGATACCCCCGAGGGTGCATGGGACTTCATTCAGAAAAACAAGCCGTTTAAGTCTTACTTCGATTCTGCGCTCTCGAAAAAGAACGCTGAATATGACAAGCGATTCCAAGAGGAAAAGCTCCCTGATATCGAGAAGCAGTTAACCGAAAGACTGCGCGCGGAGCTTAACCCGAAAGAGACGCCGGAACAGAAAACCATTCGGGAATTGAAAGAGCGCCTTGACGCGAAGGAGCGTAACGAGAAAATCGGGACGATCCGCGAGGCGCTCCGCAAGAAGGCAAGCGAAAAGGGCTTTGACCCCGACCTTGCCGCCGAGTTAGCAGTATTCGGAGACGACGCCGAGGCGAGGCTTGAAGCGTTCGCCGAGAAGTGGTCGGCCGGACTCAATGCGAAGATTGAAGAGATCGCAAAGCAAAAGTTCGGAGCCGTTCCCCAGCCAAAGGGAGGCGGCAACGTAAAGGCATTAAGCCAGGAACAGATAGACGCCATGCTCCCTAAAGAGCGCGCCGCCTTTTTCGCCTCCGGTGGAGTGCCGCTATAAACCTGGGAAACCAGTAAATCAAAGGGGAATGATCTATGTCTAATACGCTTACCAACCTCCAGCCCACCCTCTACAGTGCCGCGCAGGAAGTATCGAACGAGCCTTTTGGTATCGTTTCGGCCATCAGCGCGAACTTCGATGACAAGGGCGTGGCTATCGGCGACAAAGTTACCGTTCCGGTTGCGCCTGTCCGCGCCTCTGGTAATTATAGCCCGACGATGAACCTGAACAACGGGTCTACCGGAGCCGACGCGATTGCCGCAAAGGTTGACGTCGAGATCACCGCGAACAAGTACGTTTCGTGGCACCTTACCGGCGAGCAAGAAAAGAGCCTCGCCAACGGTGGGACTGACAAGGAGTGGTTCCGCCAGCTCGTCGCGCAGGGTATGCGCCAGCTCCGCAACGACGCGGAGGCGGATGCCTATGCCGCCGTCAAGGTGGGAGCCTCTCGCGCCATCGGTACGGCGGGTACTACTCCGTTTGCTACCGGCATCGACGAGATCGCCGACCTACGCAAGCTCTTGCGCTACAACGGCGCGCCGATGGTTGATCCCCAGCTCATAATGAGCGGTGACGCCGCCGCGAACTACATGAAGACGAGCATCTACCAGCTGGCCTACTCCGCTGGCTCCGATGCCGACCGCCGCGCGGGTGTGTTTGGCCGCCAGTACGGCTTCACCCTACGCGACTCTGCTGGGATCACGCTGCATGACTCCAGCTCTGCGGCGAACTACGCAACCAATGGCGGCGAGTCCGCGAAGGCTGTATCTATCACCGTTGGGACCGGAACCGACGCGATCAATGCGGGCGACGTGTTCAGCCTTGCCGATCGCACTGGTGAGCTGTACGTCGTTTCCACCGCGCAGACCGGAGCTGGCGAGCTTCTCATCAATCGCCCCGGCCTCATCGGTGCCACCGCTACGGCCCAGGCGCTGACGTTCACCGCTGACTATACCCCGTGTCTCGCCTTCGAGCGTTCGGCGGTTGTCGGCGTCATGCGCCCGCCCTATATCCCGGCGAATCCTGCTATTGAGCAGATGACCGTTTCCGACCAGTTCGGCATGACCTATCTGCTTTGCCGCGTCGTCGGTGATGGAGTCGTAACCTGGCGCCTGCACCTCGCGTATGGCTTCAAGGTCGTCCAGCCCGAGCACGTCGTCCTGCTTCTTGGCTAACAATCCGGGGAGGGTGTAAAAGCCCTCCCCCTCCTTAAAGGGGAAACAAATGAAGGATTACCTGAAAAGCACTAAGACGGCTATAAAGAAGATGGGGCAGGACTTCGCGCGCTTAGGACTCGGCCAGTACGAGCTATGCGTGTTGGAGTTCCCGGTGTCTACCGCGTCCCATTCTACGCCGGAATACATGACGATCCCGTTTGGGTTCAAGCTCCTGTTCGCCTATGCAATCGCTGACGCAACTGTGTCGAGCGGCTCTGTCGCTTTCCGCAAAAGCACTACGACCATCGCCACGATTGCCCTCGCTACTGATGGCGCGCTTGCCGTTGCCTCTGCCCTCGCTCCGACCGAGTTCGCTTATGGTGATACGGTCAACGCGCTTACCAACAACACGGCTTGCACTGGGACCATTTATCTCGTGGGGGTACGCACTTGATAGCCACCCAGTCGAGCGCGGAATACGATGTACGCGCCGGAAACGTTTACACTTTCGGGGCGAGCGACTCTGATCTTGATACGACGGAGACGTTCGACATCGCTATAAAAACGCCCGCGACTGGGAGCTTCGAGATCGTCGGGGAATATGAGGCGTTCGGCGGCACTGCTACCGTCGCCTTCTATTCCGGGGCAACACTCCAGGCCGCGACTGGTTCGGCTGTTACCGTTACAAACAGCAACGACCTAAGTACGAAAACATCGGGCCTTGTCGTGCTTCTAGGGCCGACCGTAACCGCGCCGGGAACGCTCAAGCGTTCTAGAACCATGTTTGCATCGGCGACAGTTCCGGCTAAATCAACATCTGGCATCGGTGATGTTATCCCGCGCGTGCTTGCTCCAAACACGCAGTACCTACTGCGTATGACTGGTGCGGTCAATGATGTTTCGGTCGGGGCGTATTTGCGGGTAACTAAGCGATGAGATGTATAACTACCGCGCAATGCAAGACGCTCCTTGGCTTGAGCGTGTCAACGTATGACACAGCGATAGCGGCGGCGATCCCTAAGATTGACGCAATAGTCCGTAGGCTTACGCGCGGTAGATACAATCTCTTTGTTGCTGGCACCACGACGAGCGGAACTACGGGGATGCTCGTTTCCGGGGTCAGGGCCGCGAGTGGTCTACCGATTTATGTCGCCGGGTCTTTCTCATGGTCTAGCGATGGCGGACCGCTTGTGGACTGCCTAGAAATCGGGATGCAGATATCGGGGACTGGCATTGCCGCCGATTCCCATATCGTTGATATCTACCCCGAGGGCGGGACGATTGACGGTGTGGAATATGTGGGTGCCGCGATAGAATTAAGCGCAGACGCCACCGCATCCGGCGAGGTCGAGGCGCAGACGACTATCCCGGTTGACCTTCAATACATCATCGCGGCGGGTGTGTGGTGGATGGTGCAGAATAGTCCCACGACTCCGAAAGACGATACTTGGGTGTCTCGCACGATGGGGCCGCTGTCCGTTACCAGGAACGCCTCGGACACGCAAATTGACGGCGGATCGGGAATGCCGCTCTGGTTTGTCAAGGCGCTTCCCTCGTTCATGGGGGCGTTTTAATGCTTGAGTACTTCGACGGCTGGGACGTGTCGAGTGCCGTGTGGTATAAGATCATCAGCACGAGGGACGCGGCGGGTCGAACGGTTGAAACAAACCAGGCGCTTAACGGCGGCGTATCCATGCGCGTATACAAGTGGGTTGACCGCGCCGTTCAGACGAATGAGAACGATAAGTTTGCGGGGTCGGAGATCGGACGCATTGCGCTTCCGTATCAAACGCTCTGGTACGATACTACGGTTGGAGAAACTACGACCAGGACGGCAGTGCCTTTCGGCGTTTCGGTCCATGCGCTGATTGATGGCAAGAAGTACTACGTCGAGGGTGTAGACAACGTCGGCTCATTAAACGAGGTACTGATACTGACCTATAGGCGGGAAAAGTGAACGTAACCGTCGAGCGCAAAGACATACGCGGAGTTGCAAACGCAGGGGCAGAAGCGGCGCTTTTATCGGCGCTTGCTACTATCCACGCCGATACCGTTCCTAATTGCGCGAATGATAAGGGACAGCTCCGAAACTCGTATATGTGGAAAACCCACAACGAAGAGGGTGGTCTTAATTCACAGCCGGGTGAGAACGCAGACCATGTGCTTGACATTAACCCGCGAGAGGGAGAGGGATACGTCGGAACAGGTAGTGACCACTGGTATTCGGAGTTTGGGACACGGTATCAAATTGCCCAGCCAGCGCTTCGCCCGGCTGGAGAGAAATATAAGGGATCGTCGGCAAAACAGGTTGCGGCGAAGTATTGCCGAGACAAGATGCTAAACGAGTTTATGAAGCGCAAGTATTTGAGGTTGCTCAATGGCTGAATACTACGGCGGCGACTATCTCTATACAACGCTCTCGACCGATGCCGAGATACAGGCAATAACTACGTCGGTGTACAACGCTCGCATGGTGCCGCCCGACGCGCCAGCGGGTAAGACGATTAACTTCTACCCAGTCGTTCCGATGAACGCTCGCGGAGAGTTCTTTGAATCAAGATGGTCGATAGACTGTAGAGCGCCGCTTGAATCTGACGCGCTCGATCTTGCAACCGCTGTAGTTGCCGCTCTTAACCGAAGAAGCTACGCCGCTGGGGGGAAAACCTACTTCGGCGTTGTCGATATGCTGGGGCCTGTGCCACCGGCAAACGACGCGGACGTGTATAACGTGCCCGTCCAACTGTATATAAGGAGGCGCTAAATGCCCGCCCAGACTACTAAAAAGACACTGTTTGTACCCGATGGTTGTAAGGTTTCCGTCCAGCCGGGACGCACCGGGGCATGGTTTGACGTGGGAGCCGTAAGCGGAGGCGCAACCGCCACTCTTAGCTGGGATGAGAACATAATCGAAACCGGGAACGCCGGTTCATCCGAGCCACAGCGGCGTAACATGACGATTGAGGGCGGATTCACCCTCATCCACCTTGACCCCGAGGGCGTCGAGAAGCTTGGCTCTGGAATCCTTGAGCGTGTCGTAACCGCCGGAACCGCCGTAACCGCGTTTGATGACCAGGTTATTACGACCTTTGTAGCCGGGTCTATCATCCCGCTCGTACCCATCGTTACCGCCACAGGTGCCCCGCTCAAGTTCGCCGCCGCGCCGACACTGACCAGCGTTACTGCGAGCGTTTCGGGCGTTCTCGCCGCCAACAATGACTACACCATTGTCACGGCTGATTGCCCATCCGGTTATGGGATTGTATTCAACACGGCCGGAACCGCTACGGTTGCGACGACCGAGACTATCACCATCGTGTTCGGGTCCAACACGCCGGTTGCCTCGCAGACCATCTATGCCGGTTCTACCTCCTCCGTTGCTGTTCCCTACGGAATGAAGTATACCCATACCGACGACAACGGGCTTATACGAGAGCTTGAGTTGTTCTACGTTACCACCTCCTCGGGTGGACTTCAGTTTGGCTTCAAGGGCGCGAACGAGGACGGCGTCGAGGAAATGCCGATTACCTTCAACGCGAAGATCGACACGTCGAGAACCAATGGGCGTCAGCTCATGGCGTGGACGATTCAGACGGGGGCTATCTGATGATTTTGGCGGTGCGTGGGAAAGATTTTGACATTGGCTTTGTGAACAACTACTGTCACGAAAAGTATAGCGAACTCGCGTCACTTGCCCTTGACTTGCAAGACACGAAAGACCTGACGGATGCCAGGAAGAAAGTCGAGGCGGGCGATGCCGATGGTGCGCAGAAAGCACTCCGCGACATAGATAAGAAGCGCGTCGAGATCACCCAGCGTATCGTCAAGCTCCGTGAGGAAATCTTGCGCGAGCTTGTGGAGTCGAACGGTATCGAGTTTGACGCCGAATGGTGGAAACACAAGGCGTCGGTCAACGATATTAACGACTTCATTTATGAAAGCATTATGAAGGACACCGAGAAAAGTACCGTCGTAAAAAAAAAATGACGTTCCATCGGGATCGGTTGCTGGCCGCGCTGAATAAGTACTGGCGGGCGATCGACCTCGACTATTACTTACACAAGATGGATTTGCCAGGCGTGAGGAACGCGATAGCGGTCGCTGGAATGCCTAGAGAGGTTGTTGACTGGGTTTGGGAGATACAACGGAATCCTTTTGAGGTGTTCTAATGGCCGATACCATTCTCGGGAATCTTATATGGCGAATAACCGGGGATACCCGAGACTTTGACTCTAAGGTCAAGGGCGCTGATAAAGCCGCCGTTGGCCTTGGGTCGTCTCTCAAGAAGATCGGCCTTGGCATAGCTGGTGCTTTCGCCGGATATGCGATTATCGACAAGACGGTCGGGTTTCTCAAGGACTCCGCGAAGGCCGCGACCGAGGCGGGGGAAGTCTACTCGAAGTTCGGCGTAGTGTTCGATGACGTCAACATACGCGCAAAGTCGGCGGTAGAAGCATACGCTGACGCCTTCGATCTAGCCGATGTCTCCGCGCAAAAGCTCATATCAAACACGGGAAATATCCTCCAGGGATTTGGGGCGACGGCAGACCAGTCCCTGCAAATGTCCTTGCAAATCAATACACTCGCCGCTGATCTCGCCTCGTTTACTAACATCGAGGGCGGTGCGGAGCGTGCGTCCCAGGCGTTGACCCAGGCGCTAACGGGCGAACGCGAGATGGCAAAGGCCCTCGGCATTGTTATTCGCGAGGACGACATACAAGCGCGGTTGGCCGCGAAGGGGCAAGACAAACTCACCGGCTCGGCTCTTAATCTTGCCAAGGCACAAGTTACCCTAGAGATAGCTACCGAGCAATCGAAGAACGCGATAGGCGACTACGCAAGGACTCAAGACAGCACCGCGAACACGTTGAAGCGGGCGAAAGAGTCAACGCTAGAGCTACAGGTTGCCCTGGGCGAAGCCCTTAATCCGGCGACTACTCTCGCCGCGAGTCTTTGGGATAAGGTCGCGTCTTCCCTTGCCGACGTTATCAAGAAGCAGAATGAATTAAAGGGCGCGCGCGATGCCGAGAGAGAAGGCAACCAGACTATCGACCAGCGCATCATTCTCATGGAGCGCGAGGAAAAGGTACTCAAGGCTAATCTCAACGCATACAAGATTTATGACTCTGAAGGGAAACTCATTAGGAGTCAAGCACTTGTTGACGCCGAAAAGGAGCTTGCGTCATTACAGGCCCGCAAGAAGGGACTTGAGATACAGCGCGACGAAATGCGCCGCGCCACCGCGCAACAGCAGGAAGCAAAGACAGCGGTCGAGGCATATACTCTGGCCCAAAAGAACGCCAAGAAGGCAGACGACGACGCCTACGCCGAAAGGCTGAAAGCAGTTCAAGAGATGATACAGGCGTATACCGATGAGCTAGAGATTATCCAGTGGAAGAACGATACTGCCATCATCTCTAGCGAGGAGGCCGCGTCCGCTACCTATGCCGCCCAGGTAAAACTTGCCGAGGGACTTCGCGCGGTTGATGCTGATGCCGGGGCGTTTGGGAAGAACATAAAGGGCGTATACGAAAAGCTGATACTCGGCATAAACGCCTATAACGCAAAGCTAAAGGACAAGACCGCCGCCGAGGAGTTCCAGAAGAACCTCCAGACGGCTTTCGGTGCCGCGTCCTCGCTCATCTCCGCGCTTGGCGATCTTGTGGGGAATCTCTACCAGCGCCGTATCGACCAGCTCGACCTACAGATGCAGAAGGAGATGGAAGCGGCTGGAGTTGCCGAGTCAACGGCGGTACAGCAGGCGGAACTAGAGCTTGCCAAGGCAAAGGAAACCGGGGACGCCGAGACGATCCTTGAAGCAGAAAAAGCACTCAAGAAGGCGCAGATACAGGAAAAGTACGACAAGAAGAAGGCCGAGCTTGAATATAAGGCGGCCATGGCTTCCTGGCGCGTGTCGCTTATTGAGGCACAGGTATCGTCAGCCCAGGCTATCCTAAACGGATATAAGACCCAGCCCTTTATCCCCGCCGGCCTTTTGGCTGGTACGCTCGCCGCCGGACTTGCTACGGTACAGACCGCCGCGATTATGGCCGCCAAGCCAGTGCGGACTTATGCGGAAGGCGGTAGCTTCGTCGTTCCCGAGGGGTACAACGGGGACAGCTTCCCGATGACGCTCGGCATGGCGCAATCCGGTGAGCGCGTTACAATTGAGACGCCGCAACAGCAGGCCGAGAATGACAGGCCGCTATCAATCGTTGTCCCGGTCAATCTTGACGGAAAGGAAGTAGCCCGCGTGGTAACGAAGTACCAAAGGAATCGGCTTGTATGAAGATACTATTTGACAACTACTCCTTAACCTCGACACTCACCGCGCTTCATGCCGACGCGAATTATCCCGTTAGTAACTTGAAACACGACTTTCTCAAGAAGATATTTAAGTCTACCGAGGCAAGCGATACCATCACGATAGCTTTCGGCTCGGCAAAGACCGTCGATTGTTGCTATATAGGATTTACCAATGCCACGACCATTACGCTTACGCTCTACAACTCGTCCGACACTGTTCTCTATACCCAGGCAATCTCGGCGACCTACCTTGGCGACACCTTCACGCCGGTGGCTGGTGTGTCCTATGCAACTGTCGCCTTCTCGGGGTCGGCTGATATATACGTCGGGAACATAGGTATTGGCTCGGCGGTAACGATGCCGGGGCACTCGCCCAAGCTGGTCAAGGTACAGGTAGACGAATCCTCAAAGTCGGTTTCGACCTATGGGCAGTATCGCAAAAACAAAGTCCCGTGGAGAAAGCAGACACAAAGCGAACATTTCGTGTATAGTTATTCTGACTGGAATACATACTACGGGCTGTTCGAGGACGTCTCTACCCCGGTATGGGTTGACGTGTTCGAGGAGACGCCTGGCGCGATAAACCCATTCTATGCAGACGTAGAACTTGGGAACATTTCGCGCGATAAAGACCAGTATACTTTCGTCGTAACCTGTACGGAGGCCCTTTAATGGCGATAAACAGAATAGCCGCGCCGCTTGCAACTTCGCCCGACACCTTTGCAACGCCGGTTGTCAACCAGCTTGCGTCAAACATTCTCGACCATGAGCTTCCCGAGCGCATCATCGGTACTAACGTCGTCGAGGGCGCGCGGTTCAATATCGGCGGTGTTGAATACGTCGCAGATGCTGATACCGCAATAACCGGCACTGCCAGCGACTATGTGAAGATCACCCCATCGGGTGATACCGCGTCGGCGGCTTATGTAGCCGACCTAACCGGCGTAACGTGGAACCCCTCATACAAGGGGTACTATGATACCTCGGGGAACCTCTATGTTTTCGACGAACTGAAAGCGATGGGAGCCGGTGCAATCACATCAACGATGAAAGAGTACATCGGCGCGAAGAACCTCGGAGCGGGATGGCATGGCGAACTACTCAAACCAATGTCGTGTATCAACACACACGAGCTGGTTACGTTTGGCCTTCGCAATGCGACGTATACGGCATACAACCACCCTTTTTCCTTGTCGATAACTCCAAGGGATTTCACCGGCGGTGTGTGGCATAATCTATTTAGCCTCGACTTCAAGTCTGATGGGTGCGCGTTCAACATCTCGAAAATTGCTTTTACCTATACAACCAATACCCCTGATTCTAACTCAACAATTGACCTATACGACAACGATACCGCTACCCGTATAGCCGGTCCATGGAATGAAGCGGCAACAGTTACCGAAACGGCAACCATGGATATAGACGTCGGACTCACTGGCCCGGAAATCAAGCATATAATTTTTAGGCGGTTTGAATACGGTTCGGGGGATACGCGCGGCCCCATGACGCTTGCCATTGATGGTAGTTTTTGCGAGGGTAAAGCGCCTGGCCTTATTGAGCTTATAGCAAACTCGCAGGGCGATGTCCTTACCTGTGCGGTAATAACGCCGTGATATTAGCAGAACTCACGCGAAACGCGGAGCCGATAACCGGATTTACTCCTTATGCCCCCTTCGTTTGGGTTGGCATGACGAGCTATTATGTCTTGCGCGATACATGGGGCACATCATGCGATGATCTTTTTACCTACAGTAAGCGCGTCAAGATCATTCAAGTCGTACAGGACTACCTCGACAAGTACGCCGAGGCGAACACGCTCAATGACTGCTTGGCACAAGAGGCGTCGTTTTTCTACGACCGCGAGAATCAACGCGTATTTGTCCATTGCGACCACTACGCCTCGCCGTTCACCGCCGCGCTTGACTTTGGCTATGCGTTTGGGTTGACTAACGGGGACGTGCTTTATATCGACGACTACGAATATCTCCCCATTATCTCCTCTTTCCCTGGCGCCGAGATAAACGCAGATCCCATAGGACAAGATAAGCCCACGGGTGTTTCTGGCGCTCTCGTGCTTGACAACCGCACGGTGAGAGATGAGACTACGGGGGTCCCGGTTGGGGTGCTTGATGATTTGGTTAGCGAGTCTGTCTATGGGAACACGGTTAATCTATACGACTACGACGGTGTATCTGTGGTACAGATAGGCGCGTTTGACGTTGAAGATTTGACCATTAGTGAAGAATCAATATCACTCAATTTGCAAGACAAGAGGTATAGAGAATGAAACTACCCTATCGCAAAATGACCAAGGCGCTGTATCCGGACATCGACGACGGGAACGTTGACAAGCTCGTCCCCATTCTCTACGGGAAGTGCGCCGCCGTCGGTCTTGTGTCGATAAACGAGAACGAGAACCCAGAAAGCGCCAGTACTGACGCAGTCTATAAACTTCCAGATGGCATGAGCGATATTGGTACTGTCTATGTTCAGGTTGAGAACGTATGGAAGGCGGCGGTCAATCCGGTAGCTGACTATACGGCTGGGACGCTAACAATTAAGAACGGGCGCGACTCGTCCGGGTCTACGCGCGAGGTCAAGCTCGTCGATTGCTACGGATATATGTTCTCGGGGCACAGCTACCCACGCGAGGTGCTAGAGCATCTCTTCTCGTACTACTACGGGATACAATTAACCGCGAGCAACTTCGACCTTGCGGAGTGGGAAACCGAGCTTGATTCTATCCAGTCGGATATAGGCGTCTTGCTTAATGACGCTACCGAGTTTTGGGAGATCGTCTATAAAATCTCATGCGGTTGTAAAAAGCTGTTCCGCGTCGAATGGAACGCGGGCGGGCTGATTACTGCTAGGGTAAAAGACTTTGACCGAGCATCGTCCGCCACTATCGCATCGGCTGATATCAAGGACGCCGATATACTCAATGTAGAAACCGACCGATCGGGCGTCTATTCGTCCGTCGTTGTAAAGTACTACCCGAATAAGTACGTCAATACCTGGCTCTCCGTCGAGAATAACACCTACCAGGATGAGGTGCGCCGCACCTATCGCAAAGACGAGGCGCTAGAGGAAGAGACGTACTTGACCACGCTCGCCGACGCCGAGGCCCGGGCCTACGAGGACGCTACCCGGGTTGCCGATGTTCCGATGGTGCTTTCCTGCACGGTTGACGGGAATCTCGGCTTGCGCATCTACGACGTCGTGACGATATCGATACAGCCCGACAACCTCGACGCTTCGAGCCGCGTCTACTTTGGCAACCGCGATTGCCTTATTATCGGCGTCAAGCCCGACCTTCTAAACCGTACCAACACGATACGCGCCTTGATTATTCCCGACCGCGTTCCCTCTACCAGCCAGTCGTCCGTCCTTACGTCGTCCTATACGCCGATTCAAAGAACCCGCACGGCAACCGAGCGCCTTGTCTCAACGCTTGCAACTAAGACGGAGCTTTCAGAGGTTGTCGCCGCTGAAAAGGTGTACTCTGATTCAGTAGTAACAGGAGCATATAGCGAGGCAGAACCCATTAAGGGGATGTGTGTGTTTGAGGGTAATCTATACGGATATGCCCAGTATGGTATCTATCTAGCAGATTCAAGTATGGTGTTTCAAGACACTGGGCTTGGGTATACGGCACAATCGGCAATGATAGAGTGCAATGGTACATTATATGCCGCCGGTGGGAATACAAGCGCAAACGGTGTGTATGAAGATGTGCTTGATACAAACACGCGTTTATGGACTGCCCCAGGCGATATAAGTGACTTGTGTTCGCACGACTCCACCGTATTTGCGGCACTGTCAGCTGAAGTATATAAATTGGTAGGAGGCTCTTTTGTTGCAACGGGCCAGACAATAAGCGGAATACGAAAGATAGAATCTCACAAGGGGATTTTGTGGGCTCTTGCTGGCGCCAACGAAACGGATTTGTCTATATATTATTCTGATGAAAACGGGATACTAATAGACTCTGGAATAAGCTCGAGATATTATACCAATCTAGCCGAGATAGACGGCGAGCTGTATTTTACTACATTTGATGATGATGTATATCGCTTAAACGATATAACTGGCGACCTTGAGCCGTGCGGGCTTGATTCAAGACAGAGGCTTGATATTATAAAGTTCGGCTATCATATATATTCAAGCACTCCGGAAGATTTTTACCGAATAGATAACCTTTCTGCTGACAAGATAATCATATCCGAGGCAGGTATAACCATAACGCTTCCTCGCACGGTCGAGGTCGGACGTACTAAGTTCTTCCGCAACGTCTCTACAGGGAACGTTACGATTGCCTTCCCGACCGGCGAGACGCTTAACGGAGAGACGTCAATCATTATCGAGCCAGACGGATGGGTATCTCTCGACAAATACTCTACGACGGAATGGGGATATTCCGGTAAGTCGTTCGATGAATCGACATACGCGACGCTTGACAGCCCCGCGTTTACCGGGACGCCGACGGCCCCTACCGCTGACCCGGGAACCAGCACGACGCAGATAGCCACCACCGAGTTCGTGATGAACGCCATCCCGAGCGGAAGCGGCATAACCTTCGTCCATCTTCTGGCGAATATAAGCGGGCATCCGTACTCCGTAACCCAGTTCCCGACCGTAAACGTCGGTGAGGTTATCCTCGTTCGCGGCACGCTCTACGATTCGGAGGGCGGCGCGGTTAGGTTCAAGATGCCAGCCACCGGAACATACTACCTTCAGGCTACTTTTGTCGGATCTCGAAACCCGGACGGAAACACCATCGGGACGGTCGGATTCGGATATGGAAACCCTGGCGGAATTATCAAAAGCAATACAATTTATAGGTTTGCAACCTTTACCGCCGGGTCAACACTCGATATCACTCTCGGGAATGCGAACGCTTTTATGTACGCAACAACCGCACTTGATGGCGGCGGTGAATCGTTCGGCACGTTGTATGACGCCGATAGCATTATGATTGACATGAGCCTTTACCGAATCTCATAAGGATGGAATACATGAACTTGGCGCTAAACGACCTGGTATCGCTTGGGGCTTTGATTGGCTCGGCGTACGCAGTATATACAACGATTAAAAAGACCGGGGCGGCTAAAATGAAAACCGATAAAGAGATAGAAGCCCTCAACGACGAGGTCGCCGACCTCAAGACCCGACTAGCCGTTGCCGAGTCATGCAACACGAAGAACGACAAGGCTATCGGGGAGATGAAGGTCGATATCGAGTGGATCAAGAACGGCATCGATGAAATCAAACAATTGATCCAGGGGGGCGGTCGGTGAAGATAACCTGGATTCGAGACGAAAACAGGCTTGAGGCCGGGGGGATCGTCTTCATCGTCACTAATAACGTGAGAAATGAAATAGACACCCAAAACGTCCGCCGGCTCCATGATCCCAAAGAAGTACGGCGCGCAATCGTGGACGGTCGATGGGCTGATCCTTATATGCCCCGCAAGTTCCCCAAAGGCACCTGGAGAATTGAGGCGGTCGAAGACACGGAAGACCCCGAGTTTGCGCCCGTGAAGATAAAGACAAACGCTCACCAGCTCGTCGAAACGTGGACGCTTGATAGCCTTGGCGGGTATGATAAACCAACCGGGAAGATGGTCGACGACGCGGGATACCATCTCCATTGGAGTGCGGGGTCGCGTACAACTCTGGGCTGTGGCAGAGTCGGAACTGACTCGCCGAAACAAGTTCTAAAGCTCGCCGGAATCATACGCGATGCTATGAGGTCCGGTGAACTAGTAACGCTCGAAGTGATCTAAGCTCGACCGGCTCAAAGGGCAAAGGAATACCATGAAAGACTTCGTTATGAAACTGCTGAAACAAATAGCCTCCCTCTTTACCGACAAGGAATGGGACGCCGACGCCGTGAAGGTGATCGGGTTCGCCCTTGTCGTCCTCGGCATCTATGGGTGGTGGCAGGGTAAGCCCGACTTTCAGTGGGTCGTGGCGCTGGGCGGGGGTATGATAACCTCTGGCAAGTTCTCGGTCCACGGCTAAAGGGGCGCTATGTGTTCAAAAAAATATGGGGCGCTCTTGGCCTTGTGTTTTCTGGCATCTTCATTGCTCTTGGCGCAATCTTCGCCTTCTCCCGCCGGAATGACGGACGCGGAGATAGTGGCCGAATTGATGAGCAACTTAGAAAAGCGCGAAGCCTCGATAGCGAAACAGGAAGCGCAATTGAAGCTCGACAGACAGCTATTGGAGAACGAGAGGGCGATCTTCGAGAGCAGAAAGCAATTGCAGACCGAGACCGAGCTTTACTGGAAGAACTACAAAAAAGAAACGCTAAAAAGTAAAGTGCTTGCTTTCCTTGGCGGTTTCGCCGCTGGGTTTTCGGTCGGCAACTATACGGGCTTTAAGCTCGGCGCATCAATCGACTACTAAACAAAAAACCGGAATAAACAAAAACCCGGTTTTCCGCCCGCCACTACCAGCCGGGCGGTTTTTTATTTACTCTATCGGGTGTGTCCCCGCGATCCTCACGATGGTGTCGCCGGGGTATACTTCTACCGTTTGCTTCTTGTTCACGCGGTACAGGTCTACCTCGTCGCCTATCTCGTAGCTCGACTCGTAGAAGTCGCGGATGGCCCTGGAAACATAGCGTCCGTTGGTCATGCGAAAGACCTTGTGCGGCTTGGCCGTTTTCTCCATGCCATTCGGTAGTACGATCTTGTCAGCTTTCATGTTGTCCTCCTAAAAGATTTCTAGTTGCTTTTCCTCGTCGAACCGCTTCGGGTCTTGCGCCTTCTTTTCTGCGTCGGTCAGCCGGTGCCAGTTATCCTCTGTTTTCTCGGCCTCCTTGTCAAACTCGGATATCTGATCGGCCAGCTTCTTGTAGTCGATATAGTTGTCAAGCGATATGCCGTAGGACTCCATTTGCCGTTCTATTTCGTGCGATAGTTGTGCAAACTCCTTCGCGTTCATGTAGCTTGACGACTTCATCAATACCAGGTGAATCTTACCGCCGCCCAAGTCTTCACGGGAAACTATCCGCGCCGTCTCGCCAAGCGGCCCCGCCATCCATTCGTCAACTACGACATCCGCGCGCGGGGCAAATCTGTCCATGTAATCCTCGTGGATCATTTCCGGCGTCACGTCGGTTTTGTCGTGCCATGCCTCTCCCTTGCCGTTGATTATCGCGGCCTCGATTGTGTGCATGGCCCACATCCAGGCATTGGCGGGAAGGGAGCGGTGACGGTAGTCAACGTTTATCTTGACTTCGAGCCTGAATGGCTCTTGACCGGCCATGATACGCTTGTCGTTTTTCTCGACGTGAGTCTTTAACTTCTTGTGAAGCGAGTCCCAATAGATCGGGTCAACGCGGAGGACGAGAAGATGCTCGGCGGTCGCTATCCCAAAACGGCGATAGGCTGATGGATCAAAATCTGTCAGAACGTGCGCTTGCATCGTCGTTGTCTCCTTTTGCCCCGCCATGTTTCAGGCGGGCAACGTCCTTTTCTTTCGTCTCATTTCTTTATGGACTTCCTTATGGCAATAGTCACACAACCAAGTTACTTCAAGAGGTTTTGAATAATCATAATGGTGTGCTTCTGTCACGCATTTTGTATTGCACCTTTCGCACACGCAAGGATTTTTTAGTTTCCCCGTAGAAACCGCATAGAATATGCGTTCATGGGCTATGGCCTTTTCCCGATTGCGCTTTCTGTATCGCTCCTTTGCTTCAATGACCTGCATTCGGTATTTTCCCGGGTCTTGCTCTTTTATCCTAGCAAGTCTTGCCTTAGTTTTTTCTGTCCTTTCGGCTTTGTTCTTTCTGTTTCGGTCATATTCTCGAACCGATTCAAGATTGTCTTTTCGATGTTGTAAAGAATCTTTTCGTGTGCAATCTTTGCACTTCCCAAGATGCCCATCTTCCATAGCGTCATGCCGATAGAACTCTGATAAATCCTTTGTCTCTCCGCACTTGAAGCATTTCTTTGTCATATACACCTCTCTAGCATTATGCTAGAAAGGAATATATATGTCAACTAGAACGGAATATGACCGCCCGGAAGATCATCCTCGAAGTCCGGCGGGAATCCATGTGCGTCCTGTGCTGATGGTGCGGGCCGCGCTCCCCCTGCGCCGCCTCCGAGTAGCTGGACGTTGTTGGCGTTTATCTCGACCTTGCTATGGGTCTTTCCATCCTGTTCCCATCGGTTCTGGCGGAGCTCTCCCTCGACGGCGACTTGCTTCCCCTTGACGAGGTACTGATTGATCGTCTCGCCGGTGCGGCCCCAGACCACGACGTCGAAGAAGTTGGCCTCCTCGACCCATTGCTCGCCGTTCTTCCGGCGGCGGTTCACCGCGATCGCGAACTTGCACACAGCCATGCCGCCCGAAGTATAGCGAAGCTCCGCATCTCGCGTAAGCCGCCCGATCAAAATAACGTGGTTTACGTCAGCCATGCAATGCCTCCAATTTCTTTTGTAGCGCCTCAAGCTCCGCAAGGAACTTGACGACGCCCTCTTTTACTTCCGCGATGGGAAGCTCCGACCGCATGAATCGCCGGACGTATACCGCGTGATGCTCGGGCAAGCGGGGATCGTAGGACATGAAGTCCCACCACTCGCGCCCGAATATCTCGACGTATCCCGCCATTTGATAGATGTAGTCCTGGTTGATTTTGCCAGTCAATAGCGTCTCGATATGAGTCGCCGTATTCGGACATTTGATTTCCAGGCCGCCGTCCTCTCCGATGAGCCCGTCCGGCGATCCCCACCATCCGTCAATCTCGGGGTGCATCATGCCTGGTACTTCCAGGGTGAACACGCCAGCCCTTGCCTCATACGCGGCTCGGGCCAGCGGCTCCGTATCAATGCCCCACTGCATAGCCGTGCTGGTAAAGTGTTCGGCGGGCTTACCCGTTAGGCGCTCACAAAGAAGCTCGGCCATGTAGTTTCGACGGGTTGCCGATGGGCCGGATTTTCCGACAGCGAGAACGTCGCCGAGGCGAGAACAGCCGACGCAACCGCAACGAAGCGCCCGCCATTCGTCGGTACGCTGGATTACATCGCTCACGCTTTCACCTCACCGGACTTCTTCTTCGCCGCGTCAACCGCCTTCTTCATCGAGGCAACATCTCCGCGCGCGATGGCGTCCTCGGCGTATTTCCTTTGGGCGTCCGTGAAGACGGGCGGTTGCACCTGGAGCCAGTCGATAAGCGCAGACTTGACGTTGACAGGCTCGTTGTTGCTTACGGGCGGCGGCGGCTCGTCCCGATACTTTGACCCGTCCCACCGGCCCGCGTATATGTCGGCGGCGACACCGAGCATCTTTAGGGCCGTGCCGAGTGCGTCGGTAACAGCCATCTTATAGCCCTCGTCGTTCGGCTTCGGGCGCTTCGGGTCTCCCTGGTTATAGCCCTTGACCATATCAACGAGGGTATTCCCGCCAAGGCCAGGGATAGGATCGCTCCAGCCGTCAGCGGTCTTGACATAGACGTTTATCTGGGCAAAAGCAAGGACGGTTCCGTCTTGTGTTGGATAGTCCCATAGCTTGACGATCTCGTACTTCCACCCATCGCCGCACGGCCCATAGACCTCGTCCATGATCTCATATCGCCATTGGGGATTTATGTCGGTTTTGCCCTTGAGGTCTCCAGCCTCGATCTTGCGAAGTGCCGTCTCTGGCGGTCGGCTCATTTTCTTGTAGTTAGCACTCATTCCTCAACCTCCGCTTCCTCGACCGTCATCGAATCCCGTACCCCAATGATGCCAACCATCACGCGGGTAAGGGCCGCCTTGCCTAAGTCCGTTTTGCACGCGCTCGCGGCCTCCTCCAGCGCCTCGGCCTTTTTCGTCAGTAGTGCATACCGTGTCATACCATCCTCCAAAACCAAAGTATCGCGCCGAGCAACGCCAGCGCACCGATGATGAAAAGTTTCTCGCTCGCCCAGGGGGTGAAGGGCCACCTCATAGCGCTCCCATGATGATCTGTAGCTGGTGATCGATTGAGTAGGTTTGGCAATTCACGTCACGAACCAGCCTATCCGACTCGCAAGGGAGCAAGTAGACGTAGTTTCTGACGTAGTCTTTCGTGAACCCGTCCTCGCGCCTAATGGTGATGAGGACGCCGTCGACGTACAGAACCGTTGCGCGGCGCAGGAAGAAGCCGTCATTGACGATAACCTGGTCGCCACGATTAAGTACCGGAAAGTCTCCAACCTCGACACCCATACTGATCTCCTTTAAGACAAGTATATACCCAGTCCGCAAGCCTGTCAAGCGGGAAAATCAAATAT